GATTAGTTTAGCTTCAAGGTGTGTTACGATAAACCAAAGGTACGCCCATAAACATGCTAAAGGTGAAATCATCAGCTCCAGCGACGTAGGTCGGGTATTCGTCGTCTTTATTCACAGTGAGGATGCCGTCGTCGTTGGTCTTGACGTAACCCAATGTAAATGAAATACCTGCCACGTTTTCGCGTTTGAAATTGGTGAACCAGCGTTCTCTGTCGGCATAAAACGGAATTTCCGTTTCAATGACACCATTTACGTTCGGTATCGTGTAGCCAACAGCACCGGATCTCCTAGTCGTTTCATCCCAACCGCCACCGGTGACGGGAGTCAACGGTGCAATCTGGGCTTGATTCATAAAACCGAGGCCTGAGTTGCTGGGCGTGAACATTTTCGCACGGATGCCACCTCGCATGAAGCGAAAAGCGGCAGACAAGTACTCCTGCACTGTCACCGTTTCGAAGTCGTCCGTAGCAGCGTCCAGGTTCGGTGTAACAAAAATCGCTGAGTTGAGTGTGTACGAACCATCACTTCCAAATCCGTATTTGTTGAATCTGCGGGTCAAGGGCCTCAGATTCGTAATTGATTCTCCAATAGTTTTCTTGTCACCGTCCAAGTGAGTGGGGCTGCCAAAAAGGTAGTCATCATGGCCATCTTCAGTGGTGTTTGGTGTCTGAAGAATCTGCCCTTCAGCAACTGCTACTGCGGCTGCTCTCTCGGTGTGGGTTCGGTGATAAGTCAACAATCTGGCGTCTTCCATGTTGCCAACAGATATTGCTGACCTCCCTAAGTTGGTAGCAGGGACGGCGAACTTGATGTTGTTTGAGAATATCCAGGTGTTAAACTCGATAGTATCTGCCACAACACTAGCCGCTTGCAGCCTGTTGAAAACTTGCACTTGGATGACACCGATGCCTTCGTTGGTCCGGCACCAGTGCTTGTAGTAAACATAAGGAATCGTCACTGAAATGTCGTTCGTATTCTTCAATGAGACAATACGTCTGTAAACATCATCGTCTTTTCCGGTTTGCTCTTCTGTAGTGTTGGGGTGGAAAGAGATCAAAAGTTTTCCCGTGTAGAACTCGTTCTTAGCAAAGGAAAATCTAAATGTTATGTCTCCACACCAATACAGAAACATCGTTGCTAACCAGCCAACAGGGGGAAGGCCCAAAAGCTGCACCCCTGATGGTGCTTGATAGGTGTTGTACAGAGCAGGTGAAACAATGGCTGAATATAGAACTTTTCCAATCGGGTCACTAAATCTCCACTTATGACGAGCCACCATGCCCTGTCGTTTAGCAATTTCAGAAATTTGCATCTCGTCAGGGTCGGCTAACTGCTCTATGTTGGCATTGTTCATAGCGGTCATTTTGATCGAAGTATCCGCACCGTCAACTTGGCCCATGCCACTCGCGGGGACTATTGTGACTCTGTCGTTGTTTCCTTCGTTGTATGGTTTGCTAAACCCGAAGAAGCTAGCGACACCAGCTGCGGCGCTGGAGGCCCAAGCTACAGGCCCAGCTATGTCGGATAGCATGGGCACAGAGGCTAATGAGCCAGCAACATCAGCAGCTGTCTGCAGTGTGGTGGAAATGATTCCTGATTGTTGTTTCTTCTCCCCTTCACTTCTGGGGGCTGTCATTTGTCCAGTTGGCACCTTGAGGTTGATGTCTTCGAGCCAAGCGTAAACATTGACGTCCACCTTTTCATTGTTGGTAGTTCCAGTTAGAGGATTCAAGCAAATACATTGGACTGACCACATGGCGGAAGACTGCACAAATTCACTCAAGCGATAACAAGAAATGTCATTATAAAAAGGTAACTCAAGTTCGACTTCCTCTTGAGTACCGGCGTCGATTTCAACGTGTCTCATAGTCGTTAGTTGAAAAGTACGCGCCGGACCTGTAGTGCCATATCCGATTTCTGGGGTGGTCGGATAAGCACCGATGATCAGTTTCCCAGCTTGAACAGCTGTGAAATTGCACATAACTCGGAGTTTAATCGTAAAAGTACCATAGGCGAATTTTGAAATTTTCTCTTTGAAATTTGGTTGGGCCAGGAGGTCGAGCAACGGGTCAAGCCTGAAGATCGGAGTTCCTGACGCTTGGGTCGAATCCCAAGTGGTCGAATGGATGAGATAAGGTCGACTCAGAATGCTTTTCAAGTCATGGTTCAACGGGTCGCTGTGGGGCCGAGAATCAATCACGCGAACCGCAAGCGGTTCGCTCGATTGCACGGCCTCATCAGCGCGGAATTGAACAATTTCTTCGGTTTTACCGTCTTTGGCTTGATCGACACTAGAGTCTGTTACTATATTGTGGTTTGTAGTTGTTGAAGCAATCCGGTTAGTTAATGCCTTCCTGGGGTCGAATTAAACCTTCAGGTCCACATGCCGGGTGAGTAACTTTTGTTTTTGGTAGCGTGCACTCACCAATAGACCGGGCGTGGCCGGACTCTACCAGCACAGCTAGTGTGCTACCAGCATTCGGGGTTTGCTGCTCAACTCGTGCGGCACCTGAGTCAAGCCCTATTGCTGGTTTTATCTTCGTTACGCGTTCCATCATGATAGCCCACGGGACCACTTCTGGGAGAAGGGTCAGGTGTTTGCGGGCATTCTCAAAGATGATTTTAGTCCAATGGTCATAAATTGCTGGTCCGTGTAGAGCGAGTTCTTCGAAGCAAGTGTGGATGTTGGACACTACTTCTTCTTCAACTCCAGTTTCTGTTTTAACCCAGAGAGGCATCTCTAAGACAGTGTCCAAATGTAAGGGAGCTACTGTCATGTAGTGCCCAGGCACCTGCTTGAATCCTCGTTTGAGGAAAGAGCATTCCGTAAGATCGCGGTACTGAACACCCGCACCTTGGGTTTTGTCCTCTCTTGTATAGGTCATTCCAATTTCTTTAAATCCTTCGGTCCAATCGTCTTGTCCCATCTCGATTTCATCTGAGATGCTGGTGATATCATCGTCGCCATAGACATTACCCGTGATAAAATCAGTGTACTCGCTAGCTGGACGCCCCGTCTTCTTGACAAAAACGACGCGTTTCGCGATCATGTGATAGATGGAACTGATCAGCGAGGTCATTGGGTTTCCGCTTGGATTGCCGTGTGAAATCATATATGTCTCTCCGCGTGCGACGTGGCATGAATGAACGATGTCAAACCACAACAGTTCGCGTTCGTGGTCCCGTCCGTCATTGTAAAAGGAGTTTCCGATGTCGCACACTTTCCAGAGGATTTTTGCTTGCAAATTCGCGTCCCATTGCTTATGGTCTCCAGCAACGGTCCTCCTTCCTTTCGTGAACATCTTCGCTTCCAA